TCGATGCGGTGAAGCAGCACGCCCCCGGGCTCGTCGCGGCCAGTGGCAAGGCCGGTTACGAGGGACCCGACGCGGAGACCCGGGGAGCCGTGCAAAGCGCGAGCGATCAAGCCCTGCTCACGCGCAACCGGGCCATCGACGAGGGCATGGTAGCGAAGGGCCTCGGGGTTCAGGCGGAGGCGGGCGCCGCGAACGAGGCGTACTTCGCGGGGTTTGCCAAGCAGCAGCAGGCGCTCGGGAGCATGGCCGCGCTGCAGAAGGCGCAGGAGGACGCCTCGGCCAGGCTGAACACCGTCAAGCAGACCCCGATCAAGGACCACCCCGACTTCCCCGAGTGGTTCACGGTCTCGAGCATCCTCGGCAGCATCGCGGGCGGGTTCGCGGAGGGCTTCAGCGGTGGGCGGTACCACTCGACCACCCTGCCCATGATTCAGCAGATCATCGGCGACTGGAAAGAGAACCAGAAGTACAACAAGAGCCAGCTGGTCGATTCGCTCACGGCCCAACTCGGCGACCGCACCGCCGCGCTCAATGCCGCCGAAGCCCGACTGAAAGAGGGCATCGCGGACATGGCCGAGGCCAAGGCGAGGTTCGCGCGTACCCCGGGGGCCATGAAGGAGCTGAAGGCCACGGCCGATTCGCTCCGCGCGCAGTCCCTCGACGACTGGGGCAAGACGCAGACCACCGTGATGGGCAAGGCGAGCGAGAGCATCAGCCTCGAGCCGCCGAAGCCGGGGCCCGGTTACACCAACGAGACACTCGAGCGGCTGAAGGGCATCGGCATCGACCAGAAGTCTTGGGACGCTGGTCTCGGCGAGGTCGTCACCAAGGACGGTCCCACGATCGTCCAGGCCGCGCAGGCAACCAAGCAGATCGACGCGGACATCGCCGAGTTGCAGTCGATCATGGCGCAAAACGGCGGCACCCTGCCGACCAAGGGCGCCATTAGGATCCCACAGGCACTCGTTCCGACACTGTCGAGGCTCGGTTACAAGCCGGGCATGGATGCCGAGGCCACCAACGTCATCATCAGCAAGTATTTGACGGCCAAGGCCAAGAGCTACGGGGCCAGCATCACCAAGAGTGATCGCGAAAACGCAGAGCAGGACCTCGGAAGCTCCGGACCCGCCTTCATGAAGGGCCTCACGGGTATGCGCGACTCGAACAATCGCGCCATCATGGGCGCGCTCGAAAAGAAGTTCGCCGGCCGCGGTCAGCAAGCGCTGAACATCTTGCTCGAGCGCACGAGCGAGGGAACCACGCCCGGCATTCCGAACCCGCCCTCAACCCCGTTCGAAGCGCAGAACGTGGAGAACACGGGCCCGAAGGAGCAGCAGTTCCCTGAGACGGCCGACGAAAAGCAGATGCGTGAAGAGCAACAGAAACGCCAGGAGTCGCGCAAAGAGCTGCTCGCGCAACCCGAGATCAAAAAGCAACAGGAGGAGCGGGACCGCTTGCCCATCGGGCAGCGCTTCTCGCCGTTCTGAACCATGGCTGAGGTCGACGGCAAAACCGTCATGCAGTCCAAGGAAGGCCACCTCTACCAGGTGGCCCCCGAGGACGTGCCCACCGTCGCCCGGGACCAGGGCTGGACGGTCGCTGGTGACGACGCGGTGCAGAAGCGCATCGAGGAGCGGGCCCAGTACGCTCAGTACGGAAGCACGGGGCAACAGGCCCTCGGAGCCGCCGAGACCGCCGTGCGCACGGCCACCCTCGGGGCGGTCCCGGGGTTCGGCTCGGCCGAGGACGTCGCCGGGCGGTCCAAGACCCTGCAACAGGAGTCGCCGGTCGCGAACTTCCTCGCCCAGGCCGTCGGCGCGGCCGCTCCTGCCCTTGCCACGGGTGGGGCGCTCGGAGCGGTCGGGCTCGGCGAGGGCGTCGCTGCAGGGGCGCTGGGGACCCTGGCCGAGGGTGCGGTGGGCGGCACGGCGCAGGAACTGGAGTCGTCCCACCAGGAGCAGCGACCGTTCTCCGTCGGCAACGTCCTGATGTTCGACGTGGGCGGCTCCCTTGTCGCCCATGCCATCCCAATGGCCCTCCGCGCGGGCGCTGGCGCGGCCCGTCGAGCCATCGGCGACGCGGGAGAGGGCGTGCTCGCGGGCGCCGAGCGGCGGGCCCTGGAAGCCACCGCGGACGTTGCCGACGGGGTGCCGGTAGGGCCGGGGCGAGACGAGTTCCTCGCCAACGCGCACAAGGAAGTGATCGACCAGGCCAGCAGCCGGAGCGCCAAGAGCCTCGACCGGCTGTCCCAGGACGTGGCCGAGCTCTCGGGCGACGGGGCCAAGCGCGCAAAGGTGAAGACCTTGATGGCCAAGACCAATCCGGAGCAGCGGACCTGGGCTGCCGAACGGAGCCAGGCCGCTCTCGATCTCCGGAACGAGCTCCGACCGGGCAAGGGCCGCCCCGAGGTGCCGACCGAACTGCCCGAGGGAGCCGCTCCCGGTGTCCCGGGCGAGAGCCTCCCCGGCGAGCCACCAGCACCCGCCCCGAGCTTCCGCGACACCCCCGAGCTGAAGAAGCCGCTCCGGGACATCGACCGAGCCCTCACCCGCGGCAGCAAGGAACTCGACGACGCGTCCGAGGCGCTCGACTGGCATGAAGCCGCGGGCAGGCTGGAGCGCGATCTCGGCAAGCAGGAGGAGAAGCTCGGCCGGCTCGCGCGCGACGGCGTGGAGGGTGCCGAGGAATTGCAGCTGAAGGTCGGCGAGCACCGGCAACAGCTCCGCATGGACCGCGAGCGGGGCGACCTCTGGGGCGAGGCGGGCGACTATCAGCGGAGCCTGAACCAGGCCGTGGACGACCGTTGGCGCCCGGGTGCGCGAGAGGTGCAAGGGCAGTTCGCGCGCGAGATGGAGGACGGCTCGCTGCAATTCGACCCGGGCAAGCTCCGTCAGCATCTGTCCGCCGACGAGATCGGCCGGGGCGTGATGCCGGAGCAGCTGGAGAAGCAACTGCAGGGCGCTGAAGGGCTCATCAACACCCACCGCACGTACGGCACGGCCCCCGAGGAGCAACTGTCCCGGATGCAGTCGGCGGTCGATTCGGTGCGCGAGCAGCTGAAGCTCTCCGACGACGTCCGGGGCGCGCGGGCCCGGGTGAAGGAACGCGCCGGGGTGCAGACCGAGAGCGCCAAATTCGACCGCGAGCAAGCCGGAGCGCTCCGGGAAGAGCAGGCCGCGTTCAAGCGCAAGGCTGCGGCCGACGAGATCAAGGGCGAGGTGATGAGCGGGCTCCTGGGTGCCGCCGCGGGCGCGCTCGGTCACAGCCTCGGCCTCGGTGCGGTGGTGACCGCCGGCTCGAAGCTCTTACGGATGAGCCGGCTCCTGGAAACCCTGGGGCGCTCGGGAGAAGCAACCGTGGCCTCCGCGGCCAAGGGAGCCGTGCTCGGTAACGCGGGCCGTGCCCTTCGGGCCGTCGAGCAGGGTGCCGGCGCGGTCGGCAAGGGGGCTGCGCCGCTCGCGCAAACGGCCATCGCGCGCTTCCAGGGAGACCATCCCGACTTGCAAACGGCGTTCGAGAGCAAGCAGCGGACTCTCGACGGCATCATGAGCAACCCGCTCGTGTTGCACCGGGTCATCGGCGAGCATCTGGGCCCGCTCGGCAAGGTGAACCCGGATGCGTACGGGCAGATCGCGGCGCGCCTGCAGTCGGCGGTGCAGTACCTGCATGAGAACCTGCCGACGCAGATGAGCGCGAACATGGTGCGCCCCAACGGCATCCCGATGAGCCGAGCCACGGCGCGCGACTTCGCGCAGAAGTACAACTCCGCCTTGAACCCCGCCTCCGTGTTCGAGGATGTCAAGAATGGGACCGCCACCCCGACGCAGATGCGCACGCTGCAGACCGTGCACCCCGATCTCTACGACCGGTTGCGGCTGGAGCTGGTGCGGCAGGTCGCGCAGAACCCGGGCAGCATGAGCACCCAGAGAAAGCTCCGCATGGATATCCTGTTCGGCGGCGATGGTCTCGCCGGGCGCGCCTACTCCTGGCCGATGGCCAATGCGATTCGCGCGTACCGGCAAGAACGCACGGCCCAAGCCGGCTCCGGCAACCAGACGGCGGCCGCCTCCACCGCGCATCGGTCGACCCCGAGCCGCGGCATCTCCGCGATCAAGTCCAGCGTCACGAACGCCTGAGGAACCCATGCCGTACATCCGACCCTGGCACAAGCAGTCCAAAGACGACGCGCCGATGACCCTGATGAAGGAGTGCCAGCAGGCCATCGAGGACAACCGCCCGCGCCAGGCGATCGCGGTCACCTACGGGACCCAGTTCGAGGGCTCGATGCTGACCAGTTTCTTCCCTATCGGGTACGCCTTTTCGAACGCCAACGTGGCGCCGGGGCTCAGCACCCCGATCCTTCGCCGCAAGCTCCGTAGCATCGTCAAGGGTTGCCACGCGCAACTCTGGGGCAACGACGACCCCTTGCCGCAGTGGATGAGCGTGGGCGGCGACTGGAGCACGCAAACGCAAGCGATCCTGTTGAACCGCGCGATCGATGCCGAGTACGAGCAGCCGCAGGGCAGGTTCGATAACGAACACGACCTCTGGAGGCACGCGGGACTGATGACCATGGCGTGCACGGGCAGCGTGGCCGTGTTCGAGCTACCGGGCTGGGGCAAGACCGAGGCGCGCATCAACGACACCTTGACCATGGCGGTCGAGACGAGCGGTCCGAACGGCGCTTATCTCGGCTGTATCGGCACCGACTACTACGAGGTGGAGGAACTGTGCCTGCGCTTTCCCAGGCAGCGCGAGCAGATCGAGAAGAACGCCGAGACCATGTGGACGCTGGCTGAGCGCCGAATGGGTCGTTCCGGCGGAGGTGAGCCGCGCATGGATAACCGCTGGGTCGTCCAGGTGCACTTCGGTTATCGCTGCTCGGTGCGGGGCGAGGACGGGCGCAAACTCTGGGTGCTGAAAGACGGCACCCGCCTCGGCAAGGATGAGGTCTACGAGTACGACGAGTTGCCCTGCACGATCTATCACTTCGAGCGCCAGATGGTGGGCGACTGGGGCCTCCCACTGTCTGCCTATGTTCACGAGGTGCTGCGGCGGCAAAACGAGATGGCCCAAGACCAGGACCAGAAGCAGCTGAACTCGCCCCAGCGCATCATCCAGGGCCCGAAAGAGACCCTCGACAAGATCGGCGGCAAGTCGCGCGCGCAGATGGAGATTGAGAGCGGCAACCCCATGACCGACGTCCGGGTGACGGAACTCGACTCCCGCGACCAGGGTGCGCTTGCGCTCATCGAACTCTACGGCAGGTGGGCCGATGAAGACGCCATGGTCGACGCGCGCCACCAGGGCGGCGCCGGCAAGCAGGCCACCAGTGGCAAGCACGAAAAGTACAACGCGAGCTACTTCACCGAGGCGTTCGCGCCCGAGAGCCGCCGCATCATCCACGCGCGTACGGTGCAGACCGGCAAGCGCAAGGTCCGGGCGCTCAAGGACATGGTCAAGGAAGGCCAGGACATCATGCGGCGCTGGGAGAAGGGCTCGCTGTCCGAGGTCATCGACGTCGCCGATCTCGACCTCGACGAAAACAAGTTCATGCTCCGGGTCGCGTCCGTCTCCGAGGAAAAGAACAGCATCTCGAGCCTGCTCGACTTTGGCCAACAGATGGTCGAGCAGGAGAAGGCCTCGCTCGCCGAGTTGCAGCAGTGGCGGCAGCACCTCGATGCCGATTCGATCGGCGATGCGGTCACGCGCACGCAACAGTGGCTGGAAAAGCAGATCGAAAGGTGGCTCCATGCCAAAGCCAAGGAGCGCCTTTCGGACGACTTCTATCAGAGCCCGCGAAAGTACATGGAGCCGTTGGAGCGCTGGGCAGAGAAAGTCCAACACTCCATGACCGCCGCCGAGAGCATGGGGTGCCCGCCCGATCGGCTGGAGTACTTCGAACTGTTCCTCGAGGAGATCGGGGTGCTCATCGAGCAGAGGGACATGCAGGACAAGACGAGCATCTCGGCCACGGCCGACCTCTCGCAGATCTACCCCGGCGCGTCCGGGTCACCACCAGGAGCCATGAATGCAGGACCAGGAAGCCTCCCCCCCAGCCCCACCGGAAGCGGTGGACTCCCCAGCCTCGGAGCCCCAACCGGAGCCGCGCCCGGCGGACTCCCGGCGCTCGGTTGAACAGAAGACCGCCGACCGGGAAGAGCGCCGAAAAGCCCATTTCGAGCGCGCACTGGCCGCCGCCGGCAAGGCCCCCGCGGAGAAGGTCGACGAGCCCGATGACGACCCGGAGGAGCCCGCCGATCCGGCGGATGCACCCATCGACAAGGACGAGACCGAGGAGCAGAAGAGCGAACGCCTAACCAAGCTCGACAAGCTGAAGAGTCACAAGCACCTGGCCAAGGCCAAGGATGCGTTCGCGGGCGAGATCAAGAAGTTCGAGGAGGAGCGCAAGGACTTCGAGCGCGACCGGGTGAAGCAACAGCGCATCAACGACGCAGCCACCGAGGCCTACGGTCCCATCGTGGTCGGCCGCGAGCAGTACAAGAGCAAGGACTTTCGCTCCGCCAAGGCCACGGTGGAGCAGTTCTTCGGAGACAAGTTCGAGAACATTTCCCGCAACCTCTGGAACGCCACGAAAGACGGCATGGCCACGGCCGATCTGCGCCACGAGATCGAGAGCCTGAAAGCCAAGCTGGCCGAGGGCGAGCAGAAGACGACCCAGCAGAAGGAGGCCGAGGCGACGGCGATTGCGGAGAAACAGGCCCGCGCGGACTTCGGCAAGGCGCTCAAAGCCCACCCGCTGTTCGATCCGAAGAAGGGCGACCCGGAACTGCAGGACCGCGCCTACGACAAGTGGAAAGAGTCGTGGGACGAGGACCTCGGGGAATACTCGCTCTCGAAGAAGAAGGCCGCCGACCAGGTCTATCAGGCCGAGCTGGAGCGGGCGCAGCGGCTCACGGGCAAACGTGTTGCATCGGTTCCACGTGAAACACGCGAGCGCGGGGAATCGCCCAAGCCGCTCCGGGAGATGGACCGGAAGGAGAAGCAAAAGCATCATCTGGAGCGCGCGCTGCGACAGACGGCCGCGAGCCGGCGTGAGAAGGAGCGGCACGCTTGAAGCTCCGCCCGCTCCGTGACTACGTCTGGATCCGCCCGCGCCCCGAGTTGGCCGAGGAGACGACCACGCTGAAGTTCACCCATGGTGATCTCTCGGCGGCCGAGGCGCAGATCGTCAAGCGAGCCAACACCGTCGGGTTCATCCCCCTGCACCACCTGGCCGCGTTCTCCGCCGACTACAAGAGCCACCCCGATAGCCTCACGTTCGGCGAGGTCGTCTCCGTGGGAGCGGGCAGACCGGAACTGTCCCAAGACCGGCCTGGGCTGCAACCGGGCGATCTGGTGAGCTACAAGCGCAACCGCATCGCCCGCGAGCTCGCGGACCCCGACCATCGAAAGGCCCACCCGGACGAGCGCGAGAAGATAATCTATCTCGTCCATGAGCACGGTATCTCGCTCCGTCACCCCGACGGGGCCGGTGCCATGCCAGAGCCGATCAACGACCACATCCTCACCCGGGTGGACCCCGAGGGCGCGCGGCAGGCATTGGGGCTCACCTTGCCGCTCACCCCCGAGGAAGTCGCCTGGGGCATCTCCACGCGCGTCCACGAGCAGCCCGGCGCCCACACCTGCCCGGCGTGCAAGCAGAAGCTCTCCCGCAACGCCGGCGCGGGCAGCGTGGTCGATTCCCGAGACCGGCTGATGGTCGAGCGCCTGGTGGCATCGGGGCCCGGGCGGTGGGTGAAAGCGATCTGGCCCCAGGGTGAGTTCGGCCCACCGCGCAAGTACACCTGGACGCCGAACTTCCCCGACCGGGTGCCGCTCGGCGAGATGGTGATGTTTAGCTCCGCCAACGACCGGGCCCGGTTCCGCCTGCATGGCGAATTGTTCACGGTCGTGCCATGGCAGGATTTCGTGGGGGCGTTCGATGGCTGAGGATGTGGACGCGGAGGTCCTCGCCCCGCTCGTGCTCGCGTGCGACCAGTACCCGTACCACGAGCTGGTCGCATACGCGTGCGGGCACACCATCGCGGAGCTGAAGGACTGGCTCCTGCAGGGCGCGGCGCGTAGTCCCGATACCCCAACCCTGAACGACTTCGCTCGCGATTACTGTCGCAAGGATGCCGCTTACGCGAAGAAGGTATTCGGCATCATCGAGGCCAATTGCCTGCCTGGCATGAAGGCTAACGTGGGGCCGATCTGGAAGTGGTTCGACACCCGGTGGCCGTGTGGAAACCCGCTCGCGATCACGACGCTGCTGGCCAGCACGGACGCGGAAGAGCGTTCACTCGACGTCATGTTCGACGATGCCGACCAGGACGTGCGCGAGTCCCTGCACCGTTGCCGCTGGTTTCATAACGACGAGCTCGACAACCCGAGCGCCGAACTAGCCGCCTTACTGAGGGAGAAGGGCTACCGGAGGGACGATGTTATCGTCGCGCCGAGTCCTGTGCCAGAAGGCTAGGCAGGGAACGAGCTATCTCGCGCTGCTCACGCCCAAGCAGCAACAGATTGAGCGCGACCGGCACCACTTGCGCGTCATTTGCGGCGCGCGCCAGTGGGGCAAGAGCTTCTGGAACGGCGTGAGCAAACGCCGGAATGGCATCGGCAACACCACCAGTCTCGCTCTCGCCCCAACCATCCACAAAGCACGCGACCTGCTCTGGCCTGTGTGCGAGCGCCTGAACCGCGAGCACGACGCCAAGATCGAGCTCCGGCTCGGCGACAACCAGCTCGTGATGCCGAACGGCGGGATCGTCCAGCTGCTGGGTCTTTCCACGCTCGCCGAGGCAGAGAAGATCCGCGGCTTCACCCCGCCGGACATCAGCATCGAGGAGTGCGGTACCTACCGCGACGAGCTACTCAGCTACACGATCGATGCTTGCGCGCGACCTGCGCTGATGCGCTGGTGGCGCCGGGGCGGGCGCGGGCTCGCTGCCATCGGCACCCCGAGCAAGAACGTCAAAACGTACTGGCACAACATGTGTCTCGGGGAGACGGGGGCCTCGGTGCACTTCGCGACCGTGCGCGATAACCCGCATATCCCGGATGCGGAGGCCTACCTGCGCCAGGTCCTCTATGACAACCGCAAGCTTGGCTGGACGGAGCGGACCCCCGAGTTCCGGCGCGAGTACCTGGGGGAGTTCTGTCCCGACACCGAGAGCCTACCCTATGGCGGCTGGAACGGCGTCGTGCTGCCGCAGAAGACCGCTCCCGAGCATGGCTGGACGGTGATGGGCGTGGACTTCGGCCAGCACCAGCCGAACGCCTGGGTCGTGCTACGCCTCACCACCGAGCGGGGTAAGAGCGAGGACGGCGGGCGCATCTTCTCGATGCACAAGATCCACCTGCTGCACGCGTACAAGCAGGCGGGCATGACGACCGAGCAGGTGGCGGCGCACACCAAGCTGCTCGAGCGGCGATTCCACCCCAACATCATGGTGGGCGACAACTCAGGCGGCGGCGCGCAGTCGATCGCGGACCTGCAGCGGGTCTACCAACTCAACATCCACCCGGCCAAGAGCGGTAAACGGAGCGCGTTCAAAAAGGACAAGATCTGGATGTTTGGCTCGATGCTGAGCAACCAGACGATCGTTGCCTACGAGGAGACCAAGCCGTGGCAGGACGAGGCCCGGGTGATGCCCTGGAACGAGGACCTGAGCGACCACCACGATGGGTACCCGGACCACGCTCTCGACGCCGGCCTCTACGCGCTCGAGTTCCTCATGGCCCACGTGAGCGAGACGGAAGCCGAACCGATGCCGGGCACGCAGGAATGGGAGGAGCGGGAGACCAAGCGCCGGTGGGACGAGCGCCGGAAGTGGATCCGGATGCAGAACGGCTAGAAGTCAAACCCGACGTGCTCGTCCTCGGGCTTCAGGTTCGAGGGCGGTGGGAAGGCGTCGAAGTACGGATCCTCGAGGCCCGCCGCGATGGCCGTCTCCTGGCCAGCCTCGCCGAGCAGAGCCCGGAGCGCGCGCCGTTGCTCTCCGCCGAGCCGTTGCTCTTCCAGCTCCAGCTTGTTCAGGGCCGCGTCGTGGGCGTCGAGCAATTCACCGTAGCGTCGTTTGAGTTCCTGGGGTGTCATGGGGTTCTCCTGATGTTAGCGGTACTCGGTGATGGCGCGGAAGTGGTGCTCGACCTGGCCCCACACCGTTTGCACGCCCTTGCCCATGGCGAGCTGACCGGGGGTGACCTGGGCCAGGGGATGAACCTCTCGGAACACGATGATCCGATCGCACGGGGCGGGGACCGCGCCGCGCCAACGGTCGTCCCGGAGCAGGGTCCATTTGCGGAGCGCGCGAGCCATGATCTGGCCCTCCATCAGCCAGGGCCCGGGGAGCGTGAACCAGTTCTCCGCGATCCAGCGCGTGGCCACGTCCGGGCCGAGCCCCATGCCCTCGGGCAGGTAATGCACGTCGGATTCCGGTTCCTTCACTTCCGAGAGCGGATCGCCGCAAAACGTGGGGATGCCGCGGCTCCGGTAGTCCCGGGCGAGTGTGCTTTTGCCGCTTCTGGGGCCACCGACGATGATTGTTCTCACCCCGGTGTCGTCTCCGTCGCCACCACGATCTCGAGAGCCAGCCGCCGGCACTCCTTGACCACGCGCGCGAGCTCGACGGCTTGGTCGCAGTTGCAGTCCCGGTCGGCGGCATTGGCGGCCCCAGCAGGCGCACCGGCAGTGTCTGATGACTCTTTCGTTGCCGATGCGCTGCCGGGACCAGAATCAGGGAGCGGCGGGATACACGCGCGCCACTTCTCTGGGCCATCCCAGATGATATTGCTGTTCATCAGCACGCGCTCGACCGTGACCAGGTGCTCGCGGATCTCGAACACGGCATCGTGCAGTGCTCGTGAATAGGTGGCCCCAGTGGCGGGCTCGGCACGGGGGGGAGTCTCGCGCGGGCAGGGGCGGGTGGTCACAGCTTGCTCCTCGCTCTGCATTCCTCATGCAACCCAACGGTGATGACCCGTCCCGGTGCCCGTAGTGTCACCGTCCACTCGGGCGGGTCAAAACGCTCATCGTCACCGCGACTGCAAACGAAACAGGTCAGGTGCTCGCGGTCGATGTTCCACGACGGCTTCAGTTCTAGCACCTGGATCGTCGGCAGGGACTCTAGCCGGTTCCGCCATTGCTCAGCGTGCAGGTCTGCCATGGACATCACTCCCCCTCCTGCCCCGGCGGGTCGTCGGTGAGGGCAAGCTTGAGTGCCAACATGGGCGGAGTAACGCCATAGCCGAACTCATACTTGCGGGCCACGGCGGTCACCCGCTCCCGCAGCCTTCGCTCCGATTCGCGGGCGGAGGTGAGCAGCGCCTCCGCAACTTCGTCTCTGTGGCTCAACAGGAACACCGCGTTGTCCCGCTCTTGCTTCAGGGCCAGGACTTCGGCGCGGAGCATCTTGCACTCCTCGGCGTTCTGCTTGGCTTCATGTAGCTCGCGAGCGGCCATGGCGTCTTCGTATGAGTGGTACTCATGTGGCATCGTCGCCCTCCGTCGCGCCAGAAACCGGAGCGGTCAGGGTTCCTCCCAATGACACTGACAGGTGTCTTTATGCCAAGAGCCCGGTGCGTTGATGCCCGACCCACACGTGCAAGCAAGAGAGCAGCTTTCCTTTTGCCTCTCCTCCCCCGCGGGCTGTTCTCGGGTCGCGCGGCGGGCGAGCACTGCGCGAGCCCAGACCTGCCACGGAAGCCAACCATTGCCGAAGCTCTCCAATGCCTCGACGGTCAGCTTCTCGGACGCTTTGAGTTCGGCGCGCTCGGCGGGCGTGCAGGCGCGGGACCGGGCATCGTCGCGTTCACGCACCAGCGTCATACAGTTGCCATGGACCGTATCGCTGCGTCTGCGCTCGTAGTCCAGCTCCCGCTTCAGCCGGGCGAACTCGGCCGCGTTTTCTCGCGCGTCGTTGGCGCGCAGTTCCAGGTTCCGCCTCAGCTCGGCGACGTCGGACTGTGCGGCGGTGAGGGCGGTCCGCAACTGCTTCGGGCTCATGAACAGCGGATCCTCATGGTCCGCGCTCGGCTCCGGTGCGGCGGGCTTCACCATGTGCGCCGGCGTCGGGTCGCCCCATGCGTCGTGAGTAGGCTCGGCGGGCCCTAATTCCACTGATCTGCCGCGCACGTGCCAGGCTAGCGCGGAGGGCGAGCTTTGACACGGCCACCCAGATACGGGGCAGAGCTTGTCCCCCGATACGGCCGCGACGGGCTGCGCTGGGGCGCGGTAGGACTTGAGGAAGGCGTCGATGTCGTATTCTAGCCGCGCGGCGTCGCTCATCACACGCCTCTGGTTCGGCCATTCCCGCACCCGCTCCAGCAGCGCGGTCGCTTCGGACAATGCCCCGGCCGTTTCCCGCAACTCGGCCTCGGCCACTTCGCGCGCGTGGGTTTCGGCGGCGAGTTTCTGGTCGGGGGTCATGCTGCGGCCTCGTCGTCGGTGCCCCAGTCGAGGTCGAGATCGTCGTCGACACCGAGGCTCACGTCGTCGTCGGTGTAGGCCGGAAACTGCCCCGCGCGCTCGCACTGCAGGAGGCTGTCCATCCAGCTCCGCCACTGCATGCGGGCTTTGCTGAGCGCGCGCTCCTCCAGGTGGAACACCGTGACCGGGTACGGCGGCGCCGACTCCACCACCACCAGGAACGCATCGCTCACGGGGCCCGCGGGGTAGGCGAGGCTCTGCTCGACGCCGGTCTTGTACCAACTCACCTGCACGGTGTAGCCGTAGCGCTTGGCCTCCCACGGAAAACCCCAGGGGCTCGCGGTCTTGCTGGTCTTCAACTCGGTGACGACCTTGCCCGGACAGGCGCAATAGCTGCGGTCGCCGATACGCATCGCGGGCAGGCCGTCCCGGAGCACGACGTCGGGGGTACCAGCGCACTTGCGGCCCATCGTCTCCCACTCGATGAGCCGCTCCCGCTCCCCGTTGAGCAACGCCATGGCCCGCGGGTGCGACTCGATGGCCTTGCGCATCCCGACGACGTCGCCGGCTTCCTTGGGGCTCACGATGAGATCGTCCGGGTGGTCCTCGAGGAACGCTTGGTAGGCCTTGTGTTTCTTGTTGCGGGCCTTCTCGTAGATGACCACGCGCTTACCGCCGAGCAGCACGGAGTGGAGCGCGCTGCCCTTGCCGGTGCTCGGGGTGATGGCGTCCTCCGCGCCCAGGTAGTGGGCGGCACTGAGGCGCATCTTCTTCAGTCGCGAGAAGTGGACGGGGCCGCCGGGGATGATGTCATTGGCCACGCTGAGGCTCCAGTTGTTGCCGCCGCTTGGTGAGCGCGCGGGTGAGGAGAAGGCCCTCGTGTTCGGCGAATTGACGGACGGCCAGGTCGGCCTCGATATCCATCAACTCTTCCAGCGTGGTAGCGGCGGCCATCGCGGCGAGCTGCTTACGGGATTCGTCCCCGAGCTCCGGGCGAGGTGCCGCTGCTACCGGTTTGAGCTTACCACCCATCGCGCGCAGGGTCATCTTGAACGGGCGCTTGCGGGGGAGCTTGATCTCGACCTCCATGTCGGCGTCGATGTCCGGGCTGCCCCAGACACGCAACGCCGGCTCCCCTGCCCACTCGCCGACGAACAGGGCGACGCGCTTGCCGTACCAGTCGGGCAGGTGGCGACCGAACATGGCTTTGATGCACTGGCCGTTGGTGGAGTTGAGCGCGAGCTGTTGGGGCACTTCCTTGAATGTGATGGTGCCCTTGGTCTTCTTGCCCTTGTCGCCCTCCAGCTCGTCGGTGTCGACGTCGTCGATCGTGAGTGGCTTTTTCTCCCACTCCGCGAACGCTCCCGACTTCAGGAACCGACCCGGATACAACTCGTCGTAATCGACGGGCTTGCGTTTGCCTTCTGCTGCCATGACTGTTCTTTCTCCCCTGCCCCCGCTTCTGAGTTTATCACGCGGGGCCTTGTTTTCAGCCCGATCCGGCGACGGTGCCGGAGAATGGTCACCGCTTCGGGTCAGCTGTTTTTGGACTCAACGGTTTGGTGTCGCGTACCCATTGACGCATGTGCCATTCGCACCCAGCGGCCAGGCACACGCCATTGGCCATGCCGAGATGGGTGACGCTCTTGCGAACCGTGCAGAACCGACAACGTCTGCGGCGCATGAAACCGGCGGCCTCTTGCATGTAGCGCTGGTGGTGGTAAGCGTCGCCGTGGCGCCCCCATTCGCCGTTCACGACATCCTCGGAACCAGGCTCAGCCGCCGTACCGTGGTCTCCTCCGGCGCGGGCTCCCACAGGCGCTTGGACCGGATCTCGAGCGCGGCGAGCTTCATCTCGTACTCGCGGGTTTCGAGGGTCTCGTGGCCCTGGATGCGGATGAGCTTTTCCAGGAGCAGTTTTGCCGCCGTGCCCACGTTCTTCAGGTGCCGGGGCGTGCTCTCGGCCACGATCTCGAACTCCCACCGCTGCAGGTAGTCGATGAACTCGGCCCGGGCCCGGGCGATCTGCAGGAGCATGCCGGGGGTGTCTTTGCGGCGCATCAGCAGTCCTCCGGTTTATCGTTCCAAAGCTCGCGCGCCAGTTCCCAGACGCGGGCGGCGGGCAGGATACTGCCTTGCTGGTCCTGGCGCGCACCGGATGCTGACGCGGCACAGACAGCGGCATCGAGCCGGCTCGCGTGCTCACGAATAAACGCACGGCGCTCGGAGTCGTAGGGGCACCGGGCGGCGCATCGGGTACCGGACGTGTCCGCTATGAGACTGGCCCCGCACTTACAAGTCGATACGTCGCTCACGCTTTCCTCCACACGGGCTCGGGGCACGGCTCGGTCAGGCTGAGTGAATAGCGCTGGCTCTTGGCGATGCGCACGGGGGTGGCCTCATACGACCACACGATCCGCAGCAGGCGCTCGACCGGGTCCGGTGGCGGCGGGCTGATGGTCACGATGGGCAACCACAGTGGGTTCAATTCACTCACGGCTCATCCTCCTCTTTGACTGAAACGGTGCCGTCACCGTGTAGTTTCATGTCGAGTGCGGCGAGTATCCTGCCGAGCACCACCGCGTCACCGTCACGCTTGCGGATGGCAGCGAACCTGCGTTTGCGCCAGTAACGCGCCACCGGCTTCGGTAGCAGGCGCATGATTCGGTAGGCCCAGCGCAACGACATCATGACTTCGGCTCCAGCAGTTCCTCGGGCTCGCAGTCCCATTGCATGGCCGCGCAGTCGTCCAGGGCCTCCCATGGTGAGTCGCCCTCGCCGGAGCGGACGCTCATCTGTAGCCGGGGAGGGTCGCCCACGTACTCGCCGTCGACGCAGCCCTCGCAGTGGCAGCGCCAGCCCTTGGTGCTCGCACGGGGCCAGCGATCGAAGTAGACGGGCTCGAACGTGAGCCGGGATCCACAGGACAGGCAATAGGCGATGGGGAGCCACGGCCCGTAAGCGGCCTTCCAATCGTCGGGTCCGGCACCCTCGTCGTCGGACCAGTCATCCTCGCACACCGGGCCACGATCCGCCTCTGCCAACTCGGCATAGGTGACCTTGATGCGCTCATCGTCGGTCGCGTCGAGCCAATCACTATCGTTGTTCACGACGCTTTCTCCTTCGCCACCGGCCGCACCCACCGCACCGAGCCCGGTACCGCCAAGGCCACGGGGCAGGAGCAGGCATGGGGGTGGCCGATGCGCTCACGGAAGTCGCCGCCGCAGCTATCGCAGAAGTGGTGCTGTTCCTCTTCGGGCATCGTCTCGACCGGGGTCGCGCGAAAGCAGAGTTCAGGGCCGTAGTCCTGCTCGTGGGCGCGTACCTCTTTGGCGGCGGCCTCCTCGCCGGTGACGGTGACCGACCCATGGCTCCAGCGGCCCCGATGGCGGTCGATGGTCGGGCAGTAGTCGATGCGGTACTTCACTTGCTCTTCCCCTTCACGGCTTCGACGCAACCCTTGACGATCTGCTGGGCCGTCCAGCAACGGAGCATGCGGTCCGGGTTGCTCCGAGCGGCGGCACGGGTCATGGAACCGACCGCGCTGTTGGTGATGACAGCGGACTGCCTCAGGGCACGGATAGCGGCGTCTCGGTTGGCTCGGTTGGCGGTCATTCTCTCATCCCCTCGTCTCAATCAGTATACACCAATGAACGGCAGTTGGCATATGGGCATTAGCTGGGCTTCAGCGGGTGAGGTCGATTTGTGTGCCATCTAGAGCCACTCGCTTCGGCTCCCGCGGGCCCAGCGGCGGCGGCTGTGAGTGTGCTTGGTGCAGCCGCCACAGAACTGCCGACCGTGCTGCCGACGGATGAGCTGCGGGCAGCGCTTGCAGTGCCGCATCGGTGGAGTGGCGGGCGGTGGCCGTTTCTTGTGCTGCCGAACCGCCTTCTCGTAGGGCGTCTCCGTCATCGGGTCAGCTCCCGGATTTGGTCGACGGCGTCCTGCGCTGAGGTGACGGTGATGCGGGGCCAGCCGGCGGTCTTGGTGCGCCATTCCTTCTGGGCCTTGGTGTATTGGGACGGGGTCGCTTCCCCGCGCTTGTTACGGGGCACCTTTAGCTCACAGACGATCCACCAGCGCTCCGTGTGATACGGGACCTCCAGCGGCGTTGTGGCGTGCAGTCCCACCAGCAGATCCTCCATGCCAGCGCCCGCCGTGTGGAGATCCATGACCGGATACCCGAGCAGGCGAATGGCGTCGGCGATGGCCTTCTGGTTGGCGTCGGCCTTGCCACGGGCGGCGGGGTTGCGGGTCATGCGAACAGAACCTCCTGTGCGAGGCGCTTGGCCGACATTTCGCAGCACGCCTCGTCGATATCGATACCGATCGCCTTGCGTCTGAGCGATCGCGCAGCGACCAGGGCCGTGCCGCTGCCGCAGGTCGGGTCGAGCACGGTCTGCCCGACCTCACTCACGGCCTCGACGAGGCGCTGTAACAGCGCGTCCGGCTTTTGGTTGGGGTGCAGCCTTTGGCTACTCAGAAACGCAAGGCCCGGGGCGGCCATGGTCCAAACGTCAGAGATTCGGCGCGTCTCGGTGTCGCCATGAACATCAAGGCCACGTCCGATGCCGCCATCGGTGTGGCGATAATCCTTTGCGTACATGCGCCGGCTTGCCTCGCCTCGCGACTGGCGTAGATGCGCAACGCGGTGCCGCCCGAAAAACGCGATATGCTCGCTCTCGTTGCGTGCGCCCGCTAGGTTGAAGCCGCGGCACGCACCGTTGGTGGGCCACCAGACGATCCACTCGCTCGGAGCGCGCCCGGCATTCATGCAGAGTTGAACGAGGCGCTCCGGGTAGCCGAAGATGCAGCCGTCGCGCGTAGAGGCCAGGCCGGAGACGAACGCCATTACGTCGCGATCATTTTCGTACCAGCCGGTGCCATAAGGCGGATCGCAGACGTACGAATCCCAGGCGCCGAGCGTAGGGACGATCTCGCGCGCGTCCCCATGGAAGATCTGAACCCCACCGTGGTCGTAGTAGGGGGTCACGCCGTCTTCCTCCCCTTCGGACTCGCGAGCGGTCGCGCGCCCCGTTTGCGTTTCGGTGGCGCGAGCAGCTTCTTCAGCGCCTCGGGCATGGGCAGCCGCGCGGGGATGGTCAGGCCGCCGATGGGATTGTCGAGGCCACGCCTCTCGCTATCCACATGGGCACATTCATGGCGAGCCCAAGCGGCGATGTATTGGAAGTCTGGGGTGGAGGGCAGTGGGAGTGGTTGCGCAATCAAGGGCTCGTAGCGGCCCTCACCGAGGCAATCATGCAACTGTCCGCGCAGCTGCGGGATGTCCTGCGCGAAGGGGTACCGCGCATAGAACATCTCGTAGGGATTACTCGGCGGATCGATCTCCGGCGCGGGGTCGTCCGTGCTGCCGTCGATGGCATAGGCGGCGTAATCGGTGCCGGGCTCGATGCCGAGTGCGGCCGGGTCGACATAGACGGCGTCGGCAGAGAGGTCGGCCTCGTCGATGAAGCTGATCGGGTTATCTGCTTGGCGTTCCTTGCTGCAGTCGTGGGGCGTGCCCATGGGGAGGTCGCAGTTGCAGGCCTCATCCTTCGCCTTCAGCTTGTCGAACAGTTCCACTTGCTTGCTCGGCTCGACTGGTTTCTCGCAGCGCCGGTGCCGCAGCAGGAACGCGCGCAGAACATCCATGGAGCATGCCGCCGGCAGGGAGATAACATTGTCCTCGCCCCTGCAATGCTTGCAGAACGCCTCGATGGTGGCCGTGACGTGCTCGGTGTTCATGGCCTCAACCCCGCTTCAATGGCCCGCGCTGTGGCGTCGTTCAGCGACCTCGCCTCCGCCAACGCGGCGATATCGGTGCGATGCGGGCCCCAGCAATCGTCGCAATAGATGCAGGCCGCCCAGTAGGTTTTCCGGAACCATTCACGCAGGCGCCGCCGGTAGACGACGATGCAGTTGGGGTGATGCGGGGGTCTAGTATTCATCCCGAAAGCTCCTGTTGGCGACCCGCTGTTGGGGCCGTGACTGTTCCTGCTCGCGTTGCCGTTGCGCCCGCTGGGCCTCTCGCTCCACCCGTTGCCGCTCCGGGCGCTCGCGCCGCTCCGTCACCCGGCACGGGGCGCAGTGGAGGCTCACGTGCCAGTCACAGGCCGTGCCGCAGTTCCAGCAGTGCAGGATGTTGTCCTGGTCGACGAGGCGCTTGGCCCGGGCCATCACGAGAGCATCGTGATCGGAGCACCCGACCACCTCGCTCACGGGGCGGGCTGGGTTGGGGCCGGAGGGTTTCGGTACCCAGGCGCCGCGGGCGAGGGCGTCTTCGATTTCGTCGGCGGTCATGATGCGCCGTCCGGTGGCGGGTCTCTTTTGAGACTGTTCGCATGGGCGCGCGCGGCTTCGATGGCAGCAGGTATCTCGTCCAGGTCGTTCACCTCGACGACGACGCGGCCCGCCGGTGACTCAATGACATTGGTGGACTGGTCGGGGCTCGCTCCGTCGAGCGACTCGTAGTTGTCGTCAGCATCTTCGCGCCCACAATCTCCGCGCCGGAGATGACACTTGCAGAACTGGCGATAGCTATCGTGGTAGCGGCTCTCCTCCTCGTGCAGCCAAGCGCCACGCTCGCTCGTTTCACGCTTAATCCTGAAGCGACCCTCGGCTTGGTTGGGACATGATGGCTGGTCACAGAACCCCTCGTGTTCCATCTCGATGATGCGAGAGGGGATTGGTTCCTGTGCGCGGGCCCACTCGCCGGGCAGCATCATCATGGCGTTCTGCATCGAGTTCCAGCCAGTCTCGTGGACCACCTCGCCCTTGAAATAGAACTTCACCGAGACGTGCTGGCGCCACTCGTCGCCGGACATGCCACTGGTCTTGTAGCGCGGCACGACCTGCAACTCGATGCGATCGAAACTCTCAAAGTCGTTCAACCGCTTGTGCCAAAGTCTTTTCTTGTCGGTCACGTCGCCCTCCTCTCCCGCCCCGGCATCTCGAACGCGTCGCGCTCGGATTTGGGCAGGTTCTTGAATCGGTGCTTTTCCTTGTCGCGCGCGAGCCAGGCGAGCTCGCGGTGGAACTGGTCGTCCTCGGTCGTGAACCCATGCGGGTAGGGTTTGCGCCGGCAATCCTCGGCCTCGGTGAGGATCTCGTTTTCGGTTAGGCCCAGCTCTTGGCCGCGGGCCTTGTGGGCGAGATTCGGGTCCCAGTCGGGATCGAAGCGGTGTTTGAGCGCCAGCGGTGGCGTGACGCGGGCGGCCTCGGCTTCTCGCGCCAACTCGCGCTTGGATGGCTGCAGCGGTCCCGGGTGGACGATCTCGAGTCCGGGGACATCGGGCACGTCAGGAGCGCGCGAGTCCTCACTCTCGTTAGAGAGTGATACGGGACGGGACGGGACGGGACGGGACGGGACTTCGTTACGCGGGGGCTCACTTGTCACCGCGTGCCCGGTTACATCGCGGCTACTGCGGCGTTTTCTTTGGGCTTCGGCTCTCCGGTCGCGCTCCTGCAACACCTGCGCTCGGCTCGGGTTGCGCTGGAGGTAATCGACGATCGTGAACCCGCCGTCGTCTCGGCGAGCGAGCAGCGCGGCATCGACGAGGGCGCGCAGAGCCCTCAGCCGCGTCTTGCCGATGACCTCGCCGACCTCCGTCACCATGTCGGCGGGGATCTCGCCGTCGGTCAGTCGACGCGAACACCAGGCGCGCAAACGGAACCAGATGAGCAGGGCGTCGGCGCCGCCTTCCCGGATCGCTCGCCGCCACTTCTCGTGGTCGAGCATGTCGTCGTCGTCCCGGCTCCAGCTCATCCAGCCGTCGCCCCCGCCACGTACACGCGCAGCGCATGGAGGATCGCGCTCTTCTGGCTGACCCTCTCGACCCCCATGCGGGTCGGGTCGAGCAGCTGCTCGCGCATGATTTGATTGACCGCCAGCTGGTCGGCGGCGGTCAGATCGATGCGGACGGGCTTGGTCCGCGGCTTGGGCTTCTGCTTCTGTTTCACGGAGCTACTCCTTTGGCGTCGAAAGCACATGGCCGTTGATCTGGATCTCGAGCGCGAGCACGGTGGCCAGGGCCGACCGGGGCGTGACTGCGCTCTCGTCGGCAGGCTGCTCGCGCGGCACGTACAGTTGCGTGACCGAGCCCTCGGGCCGCCCGTCCGCGCGCCGCCACCGGTCTTGGAACTGCTCGTGCCACCGGGCCTGCCACTCGTCGGCGACGATGGGGTCGATGTGGATGAAGGCGGTCACTGGTGCCCCAGCTCTCGGTATTCGACGACGTGCCACGTCATGGTCT